ACATAATAGACCTCCTTAAAGCGCCTGTAAGTGTATAATGTCCCCGAAGGCAACATCATTAGTATATATCAAAGAACATAAAAAATGGGGAGTGTTGTTCTCCCCACTTTCTTATTCGGTTTCCTCTTCTGTTCTTTTCTTTTTAGCACCAATATTGTATTTGGTCTCCAGAATCCAATCTGCTTTGTCCTTGTAAGCAAGAACTTTGATTTGATTTAATGGAGCAATATCGGTAATACCTTCTGGTTTGACAATTGTAATCAATCCCCAATCAGCAAGAAGTTGAATAATACGATTACGACGTTGTACGTCATTTACAGTAAGATTTGCGTGTTTACCATCTAAAGCAAACAATTCTTTAAAATGTACAAGGTAGTATCTACCTTGCTTATGAAGAATATGGCAAGATTGATAAATCTTTTTCTCTTTACGTGATGCGACACCAATACGAGTGAGTGTTTCACGAACCTTCAAAAAATCGTCAGGTTCATTCAAAATCACTTCAACCATTTGGTCTTGCGACCAAATCACAATAGGTTCATTTACAACACTCATTTTGTTCCTCCAGTTTCAAGTTTTGATTTAATAAAATCTAGTTGTGTTTTTGTCAGAATTCTCAAAGCTTGCTTTGCCTTCTCATTACTATAACCATAGTAAGATTTGACTATTTCAAGGTCTTTAATTTTTTCTTGTTTTAACCAAGGAGAGAATCTCTTCTTTTTCCTAATTATATTTATAAAAAAATCATATTGAAGTTTCTTATCTAATGAGGAGAACTTATTCATCTCATTTGCATACATCAAACAATCAATATGACCCGACAAACATCTGTTAATAATATAAGGAGCATACTCCTTTATAGAGGACGGGTCTTCATCCATAATATTTTTTTTATTTTGATTGATTGAGTTCAACCAATCTTTCAATTCAATTTTCATTTATATAAGTTGCTGGATGAAAATTACAATACTCATTAAACACAATCTTACATTCCTTATGAGTAAGATTACAATACTGTGCTGCCTTTGGAAGATTCCACTTAGCAACAAAAAGCATTTCCATTGCTTCTCTTGTTTCAGGTCTCATTTGAAACTACACTCACACATAATTTCAGTTAATGCTGCTAAGAGGTTAATTTCTTGGTCAGCCACAAACGCAATCTGGTATTGGTACTTAGCAACAATAAGAACGGCAGCAGGGATAGATTGGGGTGAAAGACAATCATAACAGGCGTCATACACCCTGCGAAGAACGACACCAGGGTCGTTATCCAAGTTGGAGACCACCCACTTTCGGACTTCAGAAAAGTTTTTACTTTTGAGATGAGTAATAAGGTCATTTACAGCAACATCAGAAAAAGACGCAAGAATACCACTATCTATTTCACCACTAACAGAGTACCTTTGGCACTCATTAAGAACTCTTCTCCAATCAGGGAAATGAGAATTTATCAGTTGGGCAAGTACTTTCGGATCATATTTGATACTTTCTTCATCCAAGATGTTTTGTAAACGCTTGAAGAAGGATCCTGCCAACTGGGCTTTTTCTCTTCCTTTGATACTGAACTCGACCACAGCACATCTGGAGTGGAGGGGTTCGATGATTTTGTTTTTGTAGTTACAGGTGAAGATGAATCGGCAGTTGTTATAAAATGCCTCAATATTCGCCCGTAGTAAGAGTTGTACATCGTTGCCTGTGTTATCAGCTTCATCAATGATGATGACTTTGTGTTTACCAGTTCCTTGAAGTGAGACGGTCGAAGCAAAGTTCTTTGCTTGGTTTCGTACAGTATCCAGGAAACGTCCTTCGTCGGATCCGTTAATGACATAAAAATCTACTCCTAATTCATTACATAGTGCTTTTGCTACTGTGGTCTTACCAACACCAGGAGGACCAGCAAGAAGCAAATTTGGAATTTCACCTTTATTTAGAAAGTCATTAAAAGTCTTCTTGATGTTATCAGGAAGAATACAATCTTCAATAGTTTTTGGACGGTATTTTTCCACCCACAAGAAGTCAGTTCTGTCTGTGTTCATAATTTAAATAAGTTCAAAGGTAATAATAATCTGCAAATAATCTCAATCCCTATGGACTTTCACTTTATGAATAGAAAATGCCTGATTTGGTATCGGGTATGATTCTCCACGTCTTTCCATATAAAAAATTAGAATTTCTTCTTCCCCTTCTTCATTTATACGAATGCCGGATTCAGTTTGTTCTTTAATTTGTTTGTTTATTCCTTCCCAGCAATCATAGTCACCATTTTTGGTTGATTGTTTATCAAATACTGCTTGAATAGTTTCGGTCTGTTCTTGTGTTAATTTAAAAGTCATAATTAAATCCAGTAAGGTTTTCTCTCAGGGATGCGAAGATAATTATCAGCAACCCAAGGTTTGGAGGCAATATATCTTCTATATGCCTCAAATGTATCAATTGTTGCATCGTGCTTCCACTCATCAGGCATTGCCCTTGTGAATTCTACCACATTTTTGTAGATACCGATTTCTTTTCCACTTTTAGTAGCAAAGATATTCTCTGCCACTTCAAGTCCTTTCATACAAGCGTGGTCTTTTTCATAACGATGCCGATACTCATTACAAAGGGCAAATCCGTGCCGAATCAACCAAGCAAGGTTTTCGTGGGATTTTGCTGCCCATTGAGTACAGGGATGATTGCGGAACGCACCCTTCTCTGTACTGTACGGCAGACCGTCTTTCTTGGGAATGTATCCCCAATCATAGTACCACTTGGAGAAGATGACAGAGACCATTTGACAAGTCTCCAAGGGCATTTTCACTACGTGTTTGTCGGGAAGTGACACAGCAGAAAGCACAGGGCACTCATCAGTCACAAAAATATTCATAATATAAAATAAAAAATCAAGAAAAATTGGAGTCTGGTTCCAAAGTAATATAATAGGTCAAATTATAACGTTCGTTCGTGAATTTGGACAGAAGTTTTTCTGACACAACCACATCATAAGAACCAGGAATAATCTTGATGTTTTCTACCTTGAAGTTGAAAGTAAATTCCTTATCGGTTTCACCAACAACGATAGAGTATTCGTTGGAAGTATCATTCTTCTTATCACGAACAACCAAACGAATTACACCTGCTTCACCAACAGCAGAAAGGTCTGGAAGTTGATAAACTGATGCTGCTTTGATAAGTTTATCGAGTTGTGAATGTTCTAGTTGAAAACAAACATCATTAGAAGGAAGTGTAATTTCTTTTTCTGGTGGTGATACAATTACTTCTGGATCAGCAAAGAAATACTTTACACGACGTTTTCCTTCACGAATAATAACGTGAGAATCATTTTCAAAATCAAGGTCAGGATCTTGGTGTAGTCCCAAACCATTTAGAAATTGGTTGAGGTCATAAATCGCAAAGTTTTTTGAGAATTCTTCCTTGATTGTTGCTTCCGCAAGAATATTCTTCATCACAGAAATTGTGCGGAGTTTAGAACCTTCTTTAACCAGAATAGACTGGTTAATTGAAGCAAAGTTCTTTAGAATAGTAATAGTAGATTCAGAAAGTTTCATAGTTTGGGGTTTAATTTTCACTTATTTTCAACGAGATTAAGATGATTAATCAAAAGAATAGTATAGTGTAGAACTTTAAACAAGTCAGCACGAGGAGTTCCTTTTGTATCATATCGGTCAGTATACTTGGTGATGTTGCCAGCACAAAATCCTTCACGACGATTGTGTTTAATCTTATCGAGAGTTTGTTCTGTTCCACCACCAGTCCTATCAACATAATGCTGACTGTAAGTACCAGCAATATATTGTTCAAGTTGTTTCAGGATTTGGTCTTCGTTGTATTTCCAGAAACCATTAGCATTTGTTTTTTCGGGCATATTCATAGGAGTTTTTGTAACATCAATTAAACCAGTTATTTCATCAAGTTTTACTGTAAACTGATTGAAATTTTTTTCATCTTCAGGTCCAAACATAGTAAAGAAAGTCATAATAACCTTTACCAATCATACCAAAGAACCGAAGGTCAGTCAACCATTTTACTAAATCCCTTGACCTTATCAAACTTGATAACTCTATCAAATTTATCAATCAATTCGTCTGTCTTATGTGAAATCACAAATATATTAGTATCTTTTATTACATACTTAATAATTCTTGTGAAATAATCTGTTCCCATAAAGTCTAAAGAACTATCAAACACTTCATCCAAAATAAGAAGATTGGTATTGACTGAATTTTTCATTCTTGCGATTTCTCTCCAAGTGAACAAAATTGAAAGATTAATTCTCATCTTTTCTCCTTCACTAAAACTTTCATATGTAAAATCTTCGTGAATAGGAGATTTGATTTTTTCATTAAACTCTTCATCAAGAGTAAAATTAATATAAAAGTCCATCATTTGCAGATACTTATTAATCTG